TCAGGTAGGAAAAGTAAAAGCAGCGTCCTCAATATATACCGCAGTAAATCTATACCTTCAAACTCAAAACGATGGTTCTGTTACTCCTGGAATTGTAAGTGGATCGCCTACAGCTACATGGACTGCCGTCTCAAACGCAGTAAAAACATATATGGCGTCAAAAATTCCTGCGGGAACTACTTTGACAGTTATTGAGCCAACCTACAGAGATTTTTACATTACTCTAGCAGTAACAGCAAAATCTTCTTATAGAAATTCAGAAATTGCTAGAAATATCAGAGCTGCTTTTATAAATCCTGGAGGATTATTCTCTTACGAAACTGTTACTTTTGGACAAACCGTGGCACTATCTGCTGTAATCGCAAAAGCACAGTCTATTGATGGAGTTATTTCAGTAAACGTAACTAAGTTTAATACTGATAACGGGTCGTCTGTAGCAACCCCGTCCATAACCTCTACAGATGCCTATATACCTGTACTACAAACTGCAAACCTAGTTATTAACGTAACTGGTGGTTTGTCATGACAGCTAGCCATCAGTGTTAGAAAATAACCTAAAATAGAGAGATAGGTAAGACAATGCCAGCACAGTATCCTACGTCGGTTAGAACCTTTACTAATAAAGTAGACTTAGTAGACACCGTATTTGCCGACCACGTAAACGTTCTTCAAGATGAAACACGTGCCGTACAGTCTACGTTGGGTAACTTAGTACTTAGCTCTAACTACGCTGGAACATTTTCTCAAACCACGTCTTGGTTAACAGTAGGAGCACGACTAGCAAACATTGAAGCAGGTCTTGTAAGCGGAGTAATCGGTTCTCCTTACTTTAATAAGGGCGGGGATTCAATTAACCCTGCGTCTGGAACCATTGGAGTAATCCTTAAAACTACCGCAGGATCAGCCAACCTATTAGAATCTAGAAATGCAGCAAACACTTTGCGATTTAATATTAACTTTGATGGACTACCAAAAGTTGGATCAGCAAACGTTTTATATGTAGGCAGTACAGAATATACTGCTTTAAATAACACTGCAACTACAGCAAATGAAGTTGCTCAAGGAAACCCATTTAATCCATTTTTACTTGCAGGAATGTAAGAAACTACAGGGGCATAACACATGGCTAAATATGGTTTTGGTACGTATGGAATACCAAAGTACGGAGAAGTAGACGCTAATCGCCTTTACTATTCTTCTGGTATTTTTGGTTGGTCTTATGATTACCAGACTGTTTCTTTAACCTGGAAATCTATTATTAGTGATCCAGATGATGCCCCATACGTACCTATAGCTTGGCGTCTTGTTAGAAGTTATGTCGGTATTCCTGACAATCCTTATGTAGGAGACATATTAGACTCCGGAGCATTACCATCAGAATTTAGACTCACATATGTAGACGATGAGTCAACCCTTATAGAAAACCATGAAGTTACATACACTATCTGGGTATTTACTGCATCTGTTGACGGATCTGGAAATATAAATAGTTATGCAAATAGTCGTTGGATAAACTGCGGGAGTACTGTAGTAAACACCATTGCTTCTACACAAACATCCGAATATTTCAAACGTTGGTTGCCAGCAGCTTGGTTAAATGAAACAAACGGCATAGGTGACGCAGTTGGTGAAGCAGAAGAAACTGCCTTAAGCAAGGTTATTGACGCCTATAGCTTTGAATACGACAAAATTAAAGTTCAAGCTTCTTTATTGCAAGATTACGCTGATTCTAAAAACATACCTTCTGTTCTTTTAAAAAATAAAGTAACAGACTTAGGGTTTATTTATGAACCTTCTTTAGGAGATACCTATCACAGGTCTTTATACAAAAACGGTAACTTTATTAATGCTGTTAAAGGAACTTCAGCAGCAATTGCTACGTACGCAACAGCGTTAACTCACTGGGGAGCTACTGTTCAACAGGGTAGAAATCTCATGCTTGACTATAACGATGCTTCTTTTGAACAAAGCGTTGGAAGATGGACAGTAACCACGGGAGGCGCTACGGTTACAGCCAAAAAATACTCTACATCACTTGCTGATATTGGAGTTGCTTTAACTCCTCCAACAGTTCCTTTATCTAGACCGAGTTGGCCTTTACGTCAAGAAGGTTTTGGATTAGTAACTATGGGTAACGTACTTGCTACTGTAACTAGAGCCCTTTCTCTAACACCTGTTAATTTTCCTAATCCACCTTATAACTTAAACTACATACCGGTAACCCCCGGTAAAAGATATATTTTTAAGGGCTGGGTTAGACACATCACAACTAGTGCAAAAGTAGATATAACTATTGCATTTGTTAATAAACACGGTGAATCCATAGCCGGCTCAGAACTCTGGAGCACTAAACTTAATACGACTTCTAGCTGGCAAGAATTTAGATCGCCATCTGAAGGCATTAGTAATGGCATGACTGCTCCAGCTGGAGCTTTATTTGCAACTCCAGTAATTAGATTTGTAGACGCAGATCCAAACACAAAATATGCACTTGACATGTTTGATTTTAGAGAAGCAGATAATTTGGGTATAACTAATGCCGGTAAGCTGCCAAGTTACGAATACGAGGAAGCTAGACTAATTAAAGTTAATATTGAAGCCGATCAAGAAAATTATATTCTTAATCCAAGTTTTGATTCAGGAACTAGCTGGTGGCAGGGATATAACGCTGAAGTAGTTCAAGATTTTAATCCTCCGTCTACTGCAAAGATATTTGGAACAGCTGTTGCTAAAATTACTGCTTTATCTACAGCTAAAGCAGCTTTAATTTCTGATTGGCAAACAGTTAACCCAGGAACTCCATATACCGTAGGATTTTATGTAAGCGGGCCTGTGGGAAGAACCGCCGTGGTTAGACTAGAGTATTCGTCTAAGCAGTCTTACGAAGAACAGGTTCAGATTCTTTCAGACAATGATGGAAAGTACTACCCTACAACCGCATATTACGTAGATAGCTCTACTACAACATTGTCAGCAACTGCTACACGAATTACTGCTTATGGGGTATCTCCTGTAACTGGAGAAGATTTTAGCGATCCTTTAGTTAAATCCTCTGTTTACTTCCCTAATGCACAAGAAGGAGACGTATTTTACGTAGACTCTGTAATGATGGTAGACCTTCCTGAAATATCAGATTATTTCCAGGGAGATGGTGGTCCCGTACCAACAAATCCAAATCTTCAAAGATTTTTCCCTACTAGTGACTGCACTTGGGATAGCAGAAACCAGCTCAATATGGTTACTAACTCTGCTTTTGCTGATACAAGTAAATGGACTGCGGCATCTGGAACTACCTTTACGGTCTCTACCTCCAACCCATTATTTGGTACAAAAAGAGGAAACGTATCTGCAACTGGTGGGGGATCTATTACCACAACAGTTTATTACCCAAGAGGTGCATGTATTGGCGGAGAAGACGTAGTTATTTCTGCTTATGTTAAAAATGTTGCCGGCCTATACTCTATAGGAACAAACGGTCAGGCAGTAAACTCTTTTAGAGTTTCTTCAGCAAACTCCTCTTCTTGGACTCGCATTCACGTAAATAGAATTGCAAATGTAGGAGAGACTAGCTTTGACATAACAATTTCTTTAAGCGAAGCTGGGTCAGGAACAAAGGTATTTCATGTTGATGGAGTTCAGGCAGAGTTTGGAAGAGTAGCCACTCCGTTTATCGACCCATCAAATAGTTTAACGACTACTACTGCTAATCCAGCTCAAGCTGGAGAGACCGTATCTTATAGGTATGCCCCCATGGTTAATGCGGGATATAGTTTTTATGGAGCCCGCTATGCTGAGAAGTATCAGCGCCTTGTTTCTTCTTTAGGTTTAGTAACCCCTATTGGATCAACATTTTCGGTAAGCACTCACGAATCAAATGTAGGATTAAATGAAATCTCAGGAACACTTCTAGCTTCCCCATCTTTTGAATTAAATTTAAGTGGTTGGAATGGGGTATCAGCAAACCTAAAAAGATCTATTTCTAGAGGAACAATTTTTGATGAGTTATTAACTCAGGGGGCAGCGTTCTGTAAAGTAACTTCTACAGCAGCAACTAGTTTTGGAATTATTACTGACCTAATTGATATAGACCCAGTAACTGGCTACTACACCTCGATTGCAATAAAGCCAGAAAATGAGGACGCTTATGGAACTTATACTTTGAAGCTAAAGTGGTACGCAGAAAGCACAGGCTTTTTAAGAGAAAAAACTACCTCTATGGTAATTAATAGACATGATCGTTGGGCCTATATGGACATAGTAGCTCCCGGAACTAGAACAGTAGCTGTATCTGCTGTAGCGGTAGCTAGTAATCTTGTTACAGTAACTACTAGAGGAGCCCACAAATTTTCTGTCGGGGAAGACGTAACGCTCTCTATTAACGACTACTCGTCTTTATCTGGAACCATAACTATTGAGTCTGTAACAGATACTACGTTTTCGTTTACTCGTTCAGCAGCAAACTTGGCTGAAACAGGGGTAACTGGATCAGCAAGATTCTCAAATACTGGCGTTTCTTTTGCCAAAGTTGAGGTAAGTTGTGAACCCACCTCTGCGGGTGTGGGACGTACCTTCCACCTTGACAAGGTAATCTTTAAGGAGTAGGTTCCTACCCATGACTGAACTATTAGTAGCAGCTTGGGCTGTAGCCTGCGTATTAACGGCCATAGAAGAACTATTAATATCCTTAGGAAAGTGGAGAGGCTTACTTGCCCTATCTATGAGCACAGTAGCTTGTTTAGTTCTTAGGCCAATGGGCTGGGACCAGATCTTTTATGTACTAGCTGCAGCTTTTCTAGGACTAACATCATCGGTAATTATTGAGAATCTTGTGACCGGAACCCCAGAGCGAGTTGTTCGCGGTTTGCCAAGAAGGGTTCCTCCACTATAGAGTCTGTCCTCCAAGAAGGAGGAGACTATGAAGTCACCATATTCAGACCCAAACCTATCACTTCGTGCTAGGGGTCTTTTTGCATACTATGTTGAAGTAGGCCGCGTTTTATCTGCGGAAGAAATGTCTGCGTCAGTTCCAGAAGGACGCGATGCAATTAGAAACGCTATGTCAGAACTTAAGTTCCATAGGTACATTAAAGCTGTTCGACACCAAGATAACTCTGGTCAATGGCGTACAGCACTGAAATTCACCGACGACGGATTTTCAGGCGTTCTATACATAGGTAGTGATACAGTAACTAGTACTAGTGATCTATCTACTAGTAGTAAAGATATAGATACAGTTACTAACGTAACTGTATCTATAGGGGCTGCGCCCCAAAAAGGAAAAGGAGAGGTTGCAATGGGATGGCCAGGACTCGGAGATAACACAACCCCGGAAAAGCCAAAACGCAAAGTTGTTCTAGATACCGAAGATGACTCAGGATCTATCGGAAAGGTTAGCGCTCTAAAAGTTGGGGGTGCCCGACCAAAGAAAACTAAAGTTGAGAAAGAGTCTAGGGACAGAATTAATGTTCCAGAAGAAGATTGGACAACTGGTGAGCTAGTTGCTGAGTTTTACGACATGTACATGAAAATCCATGCCGGTGCTCCAAATCAAGTAAACGGAAAACATTTGATTACCTGGATTAACAGATTGGTTGGGCAAGGAGTTGCTCGTATATCTATTCTCAAGGGTATGCGTATGTTTTTTGATGACCCTAGAATGTTGAACGATATTGGTGTAGGTTTGCCGGTATACCAGCGGTTTATGAAATACTACGGAACAGTTCACGGAATTGTTAGTCGAGTTGCGGAGTCCACTCAGTTGGACGAGGATACGTTGGCTCATCAAGAGAAGTTACTTAAGATGTTGGAGGGGTGATGTATAACATTTCAGAATTACCAGGAACACTCCGGGCACAGATCAACGGAGCAAACCTCCCAATGAAAACTGTTGGGTGGGAGTTCTCAGATATCGAGCCATCTGATTCCCTAGAAAAGGTCAAGATGTGGGTTGAGATGGTCAAGGCTGGGAAAGTTATACAAGCAGCCGGAAACCCCAATTGCGGTCGTGGATTGCTCTTGGTAGGTGAACCAGGTCACGGGAAGACTACTCTCGCCTCTACGGCCCTCCAGGAGCTTATTAGGGGTATGTCTAGGGAGGCCTGGGGCATGCCAGATTTGAACCCAAAGCGCCCAGCCATGTTTATGGACTATCCAAAGCTCCTTAGGGTTCAGAAGGCTCAGTGGTCAGAGTTTGATGACAGCATCGAAACTATGATCAATGGGATTTACGGAGAGGGTTCCAGAGAACATAACGTTCGAACATTTGTTCTAGACGATTTGGGCAAAGAACACCGCACAGCTACCGGTTGGGCGGAAAATACATTTGATGCTTTACTACGCTCTAGGTTTAATGCTGGTTTTCCAACTATCGTTACAACTAACGTTCCACTAAAGAGTTGGAGCACGGTGTATGGCGAAGCTATGGGTAGTTTTGCATACGAAGCTTTCATTCCAATTGACATAATAGCGAAAGGGGATCGACGTAGATGAGGACAGCAATGACTTACTGGAAAGCAATGCAATTGTTTCTTTCAGACACAGGAGTTCACGAAGTAGAGATCAACATGTCTTCTTTAAGGTTACGTTGTAACTGTGATGGGTTTGGCTTTAGAAACTCTTGCAAACATACCCGTTTTGTAAAAACCCGTATGGATGAGAACGACGGAGTTTATCCAACAGCTATCTCTAGCAAAGCATCTAAACTCGATGCTGCTGTCGCACAGAAAGATCCTAAAGCTTTTAGAAACTTACTGATTACTTACGGCAAAATTGAAGTGCTGTAGATATGCGTGGGGGCGACATATCTAACGAGATTCCTTTAAGGGTTGCAGTAACTCTAGATTGTATTCTCGATAAAAGACCTAATGTAAAAAAAGTATTGGGCATACCAGTATTCAGCGAAGAGTCTGTATACAACCGGCAGCAACTTTCTTTCTTTTGGCGTTTTGCAGAAAAGTTTAGTTACACTTTAGAATTAGTTGGGTTTGGGTACTCACAAAAAGAGATGGACGAGGTTTTAGAAGATTTAAATAATCTTGGGACTAATCCATTTAACTATGCGATTGCCTACCCGGTAGTATCTGATCTAGTAGCAGAGTTACCATATAGACCGGAACTTATGGGAGTTGTAGATATCCCATCGAGAGGTTTAAGATACGGCAGTAAGTTTATTGATACTGGGAGGTTATAGTGGCAGCAGACAACGAGGTCAGATTATTATCTCGAGCTGTTCGAACCCGAGATATCTCTCCGTTACTTGAAGCAGGAGTTACTGACGACTGGTTTTTTGTTGATGAAAATCGTCAAGTCTGGAGATTCTTACGTCAACATTGGACTAAGTATCAAGAAGTTCCCAC